ACGAACGCAGGGAACTTCGAGACGCGGCCGGTTCTGACGATCGAAGGGCCGTGCGTGAACCCGTCGATCCAGAACGCCACGGCACCAGGCGGCCCGACGCTCGCGTTCAACCTTACGCTCGGCGCCGGCGAAAGGCTCGTGATCAACACCGACATGCACATCGCGACCCTCTACTCGTCGCCGACAACTCCTGGGTCGGCAAGGACGGGAACTCTCATCGCTGGGTCGAGGTGGTGGACGCTCGAACCAGGCACCAGCACGATTCAGTTCCTCGCCAGCGAAGGCGCGTTGTCAGTTGAATACGCGAGCGCGTGGATTATCTGATGGCTGGCAACCCCTTTGGCTACCTTGCCTATGACCTGCTGACGGGCCGGTTCCTCGACTGGCTCCCGCTCCGCGGCGTGACCTTCGGCCAGCAGTTGAACACGCCCGGCACGCTCTCGGGCACGCTCGACCTCCGCGACCCGCGAATCCAGGCAGCCGAACCGCTCTCCTCCACAGTCCCGAACCGGACGCTGGTCGTCGTCGACTACCTGGAGTCGGTGCAGTGGGGCGGCATCGTGCTGCCCCGCAAATGGAAAGTCGAATCGTCGCCTCAGTCCACCAGCGGGCCGCTCGAAGTGTCCTGCTCGGAGGGTTGGGCGTACTTCCAGAACCGCGTCCAGGCGACCGACTACTCGAGCCCGCCGTACTCGGGCATCACCGGGGCGAGCCCGATGGCCTACTGGACGCAGACGCCGTGGGATGCGTCGTTGATCGCCTGCCAGATCATCGCGGATGCGATCGGCTACTCCGACGGTGCGCTGCAGCCATACGGAGATCTCCTGGGTGGCCTGGAGCTGAAGCTGAACGGAAAGACGCCGGCCGGCTCCGAACCAGCGGCAGCAGAAGGCGACTACATCGCGGTGAGCTACCCGTTTACGTCGATGCAGACCGTCGACACGATCGTCAGCCAGCTCGCGCAACTCGGGCTCGGTGTCGGGTTCGACTTCGGACTGGACATCGCCTACAGCGAAGGACCCGGCTCGCCACCCGTCGGGGCGATCAACATCAGCTACCCAAGACGCGGCAGGACATTCGCTGAAAACGGGCTGATGCTCGATGTCACGACCGCGCGCGGCTACGAATTTCCGGAGGACGGCACACAGACCGCCAACCAGATCTACGAGCTGGGGGGGTCCGGTGCGATCAACGTGTCAGAGAACGTCGTCCCGCTCGAACAGGGCTACCCACTCTGGGAGCGCGTGATCTCACGCGCGAACATCCAGTCGCAGAACATCGAGGGGCTGCTCGAACAGATTGGCTTCTCCGACCTCGCGATCTACAGCTACCCGCCCGTCACGGCCACCGTCACGATCGGCGTGAACGACGCCAACTTGCCCCTAGGGTCCTTCACCGTCGGCGACGACGTAAGGGTCGTGATCCCGGAAACGGCACCGTCCGGCGAAGTGTTTGACCCGCGTTTCGTTGGGGGACTGGATCGGGAGTTGCGCATCATCGCCTGGAGCTGCGAAGTGGCTGACAGCGGCGACGCGACAGTCAAGTTGACCCTAGGGCGCCCACCGCTGCTTCAAGCACTGAACCCTGTGATCTGATGCCCGGCTACGCAGAACCCGCAAATGGCTGGCTCGCCCAAAAGCTCTCCCAGCTCGGCGAAGATATCGCAATCCTGAAGGCGCTGAGCGCGGGAGGACGCGACTGGGCCGAACCAACGCTGCTGAACTCCTGGGCGAACCAGGGGGGAGGGCGGCTCACGGTCGCCTACCGTCGTCAGGCGAACGTGGTGCGGCTTCGCGGTTCGCTGTTCGGTGGTGCGAGCGCGTCGGCCGCGTTTGTGCTGCCGGAAGGGTTCAGGCCAACTGCAGACGCGTTCGCCTCAAGCGGCGGCTACACCACTCAGGTGTCTCCTACAGGCGTCGTGGTAAAAGCGACCGGAGAAGTGGTCTTGTACTTCGATTCATCAGCCACACAGGCAGCGATCGATGGCGTGACTTTTACCATCGACTAAGGTATCAACGCGCGATAATGCATGTTATTGCTACCAGATTCGTGCCCTAATATCACACGGGCGCTAAGCGTGTCGGCTGACGTTGGACGGGGGAGGAGATTCGATGGCCATCGAACGCGTCTTCCACTGCGACGCCGAGGACTGCACCACCCACGTCGGCTCTCTGCATGCCGAGCCAGAGTGCCCCGGCTGGCTGCTCGTAACCGAAACAGGGCACAAGCCCGTGAAGCACCACTTCTGCTGCTGGGACTGCGCCATGAAGTACGCAGCGAAGTTCCCGCCGCCTACCGTGATTCCGTGCGAATAGGCGTCTCGGGCGTCATGGTCTGCCGGGTCGTCGCACAGACTGCCACGGCCGCCCGTTCCGACGGATAGTCCTTGCTCCAGAACAGCAGCTTGCTGTTCTCGTCGTAGAGGCGAGCGTGGTAGCCATGCTCGGTTTTCACGATCAGGAAGTACATCGCAGAGCAGTCTCGAACATGGCGCCGCGCCCTGGCTAGCCGCGTCTACGACGGACGGGAGGTGATGACCTATCGCGGTAGAAGTTTTTGGTTTGCAAGATAACTCTGCCGGCGAAAGCGCGGAGCGAACAAGAAGGGCGATCAACTTCATGCTAAAGCGCGGAGCCACGATCGGCTCCGTGGCCGGGGGCTTGGTCGCCGCCACCGACTTGCAGACCACGTACCAGGGCGCCGGGCTGAAAGTGGAAATCGCCGCCGGGGAGGCGATCGTCCCTAACAATGTCTCGGCTAGCGGCACGGGCTACTACCTCAGACTCTCCGCGACGTCTACGGTCACGCTGCCAGCCGCAAACTCGTCCAATGCCCGTGTGGAAGCGGTAGCCGCCTACATTAAGGACGAATCGTACTCCGGGTCGGGCAACGAAGGGCTCGTCGAAGTCCTAGCCGGAAACGCCAAAGCCGGCGCGACGCTTGGGAATCTCGAAGGGGCACCCGGCCAGTCGGGCGGACCAGCGCTCCCCAAAAACGTGCTCGTGCTCGCATACATCCTCGTCCCGGCAGCCGCCACAACCATCAGCAACGCGGACATCAAGAACGTGGCGGAACGCGCGAACCTCGGCCTGTCGGCGGGGCTGAACATGGTGGACACCTCCTCGGGAAGGGAAATCCTCAACGGAGAATTCACGGAGGTCTCCGCAGCAGTCACAATGACGGTCACGCCCAGCGTGAACCTCTACTGCGGCGCCATCAACCGATCCGGTGGCACGGTCACGATCAAAGCCAACTCGGGGAGCATCTACGGCGACTTCCTGAATGGCGTCTCAGAATTCAAGCTCGCGACCAACCAGCATGTGCTGCTGCTCTCCGAAGGCGCCAACCTGTACATCATCGCCGGGGAACCCAAGCGCGAATTCAACGAGGTGGCCAGTGGGCGGACGATAGGCGAAGCGCACGAACCGAGCGCGACGCGACCCACGTTCGTGACTGGATACGTCACGGTCGCTGCCGGCAAAACCGCCGAAGTGAAAGTGGGCGAAGAACGGCTGTGGGGCAAACTTGCAAACAACAGCGCTATCGAAGAGACGTTTACGGTGGGCTTCTGGATAGGCGCTGGAGAGACCTACAAGATCACGGAAGCGACGCTTGCGTGGCTCACCTACCAGATTTGGTAGTGGCCCCGGTAGGCGACCAGCGCGCCCGTCGGCATGCGGCACACGCCGGCCGCTTTAGTAGAAGGCTTCGCAGCGCGGCGGATTGATCGCGTTCCATAGGCTCATCTCGGATGGTGGACCCGTCTGTGTCTCGGACATGCCAAGGAGGTTGCCGTACTCGCGCACCATGTCGCTACAGAATTCGACAAACCATTGATCCTCGGCGACTTCCGACGGCCAGCGCTTCGAGTTGAAGGTGATCATGCAGTCGGCGAAGGTGCTGGATGGCGGCGCCTTGCTGTTGGGGCCATCCGGTGACTGCCAGGAGGACCAGGATTCGGCGTGGATCGGGCGCCCATAGTAGGCCAGGTAGCTCGCTTCCATCGCTGATGTCTCGGGGGCGTAGGTGATCGTGATAGCGCCACCGCATGGGGTGGCCTGCCAGTAGCGGGAAGCGATGCGCTGAGCGAGCGCCACCGGGTAGTCCTGCACGACTTGCGTCACCGGGTCTGTGGCCGTGTGTGCCCCTGCTGTAGCTGGTGAGAGCGCGAGCGAGACGAGAAAAACAACGAGCGAGACCCTATTCCGCATCGGGGCGCCTCACGATGATCAGAGCCCAGTTGCGACGAAACGGCCAGCCGAACTGAAAGTCAACGTTGCTCGTGATGCTGATGATCGCGTCAGCCGGGTATGGGTCGAGTGTCGTGCAAATGCGTATTGCTAGCGTCTCTTTGGTCCAGGCCTTGAGCACGAAAGCTGCGTATTGACGGCGCGCACGCTTCGGTTTGGCTCGGCTCATTCCGATGCCTCGATCGCGCGTTCGCTGCTGATCATCGATTCGATCTCGTGTTCGTCCGCGGTGGAGGGGTTTTCACCATTCAGCTTTTCCATCTCGCATCGGCTTTCGCGGATCTCGGCGAGATTTGTTGATGCACTGGCCGGAAGGTCGTTGCAATCGGTGGACGCGGTGGTGGAGGTTGGTTCCGTTGGCGTTGGCGTTGGGGCAGTTACCGTGTGGGTGTGCACGACTACATGGGTAACGGTCCGGGTCGGCGATGATGCGGCGCGGGCGCGTACCGTCGTGACGCCGCCTGCGATAGTGACCGTTGACGCGCGAGACGTCGTGGAATGGCCGATGGCTACGCCGACGAGAGTCCCCAGCGCGAGAGCGGCAACGGCGACGAGTGCTACTACCAGCTTGTTCATCTGAGAGTCCTTTCCTTTTCGATCAACAGGAGGCATCTATGTCACTCGGGAACGTCGGCGTGAAAGAAGCGGACGTGCCCGCAGTTGGGGCAGATGGCGGCGTAGAGAGGCATCCCGACCGGCTGCTTCTGACCGGGCTTGGTCACGACGGAGAGGAAGTACGTGTCCTCGGCGACCGTCCGTTGAACATCGAGACCGCACGCCTCGCACCGCGCGAGGAACTCCTTCGCGTCGAGCTTCGCTTTGGTCCCTTCCGGCTGCGTGTCCGCGCCAGGATCCTTGCGGACCCGGTCAGCCGGCATCTCGGCTGGCCGGAGCGGGGGTTGCTCTGAGTCCTCACCCGACACGGCTGAGAGCCTTCGCGGTTGCGCGCACAACTATCGCGCGGGTTGGAACAGGGGCGTAGACTCGTCTGCGCATCGGGAGCTCGTATCTCCTGGTGTAAGCCCCCGGTGACGTCTGTGGCGAAGCCGGGGGCGCTGTGTGGGCGCGTAGTTTAGACGAAGGTGTCGAACAATCGTCTTTACACGAATTGCTGGGCGACGCGAAGTCGTCATAAGGTTTGTTATCGAGCGTCGCCGCCGAGATGTCGAAAACGACGGCTGACGGGCAGCGGCACCCGCGTCTAGCGTTGCGAGACAGCAACCAGAAAGAAACGCCATGCCTGCAACTGCGCCGTTCCACACCAGCGAGGACGAGGACCATCCGGTCTACCACGACAACTCCGCTTGCGCGTTTGGCAAGGAGATCATCGCGAACGATCATCGGGTCGCTGGCGATGACGACCGGGATCGGTGCAAAGAGTGCGCGCGTCTGCACCGTCAGGGGCGTTAGCCTCCCGCCAACGCAAGAACTCTTCGCGGTCACGAACCTCCTGGGCATTCCATGCCTCACGTAGCTCGGCGAGCCGGCGAGGATGGAAGACGATCGACCACGTTGGATGGTCTTCGGGACAGCCGTCCTCGATACGCCAGCTGCGCGTGATCTCCATCACGGGCATTCCGTAGTCGTTCGCTACGTCCAGAGCCTTCCAAGGCTGGCGGCCGATATCCACCGTGGGGTAGGGATAGGCGTGGCCGTCCCCTCCCTGGCACGACTGGCGCGTTTCGATCCCGTGCTCCATAAAAAGCCGCACGACATGAGCGATCCCCGGATCGATGCGTTCGCCTCGGAAATGCTCCAGCGCCCAGGCGTAGTCGCTCTGGAGGTCCAGGTTGGGTCCCTCGCGCCAGCCCGGCTCCCTTGGCGTCTCGGCATCTTCGAGGGCATGCAGCTGCTCGCGCGGCAGACTCATCGCGTCCAGCCACCACTCGGGCACATCATCGCGAGTGCGACGATGCTCTCCGTCGCCGCTCATGCTTCCGCCACTAGGCTTATGTCAACGGGCCACGGAAATAGCCTGCAAATACGCGCTTTCTGCAACGCGCGATAATGCATGTTATGGCAGCGATGAGCCCCGCGAAGCAGTCCCCGGGCGCCCTTGGACGGGGCCTTGTGCCTAACGCCAGACGACTGCTTCGCGGGGCTCATCGCCCTGGGCTGACGCGATAGCGAACCGAGTGTTCGCGCTTGGCCCGAGTGAGCTGTCCTTGTGCGACGAGTTCGGCGAGCTTGCGGTGGACGATGTTGGGGCTCACGCCTGGCATCTGCCGGCAGATCTGTCGCGCGGTCGGCCAGTCGCCGCCGGGTTCGCGTGCGGCGGCCTCAACAGCGTCGAGGACGGCTTGATCTTGGACGGTCATCGCCCAGCCCCGAACAGCTCGGGTGCCATGCGCCGCAGGAGATCCTCGGGCGCCTCGACGTGCTGCAGGACGCCCTCGGCGCCGCAGAATGGGCACCAGCCGCTCTCGGGGAGGGGGTCGTGGTCGTAACCCCAAGCGCGAGGCTCAGCCGGTACGCCCCACGCTCCGGTCTTGCAGTGCGGGCATTCGTAGCTGAGCATCGTGCGGTCGCCGCCGTTTGGCGCGCACCGCGCTGGCGCATCGGACGGGGCGCGGAAGATGCCGCGCGAGACGTAGAGCGCCCGTCGCGCGGCGAGGTCGTCGCCGAGGGCAAGCTGGTCGTCTACCCAGCTCATCGAGGCACCGTGATGGGCTGGAGGGCGGCTCGGATCTCGTGCAGCTCCAGGGCGATTGAGGCCAACGCGAGCGGCGTGACGAGATGCGCGGCGATGTAGGCCAGCTTCTTTTCGTCGGCGTCGGCGTACTGCTCGATCGCCCGTATGAGTCTGGCGTGTACGTCGTCCTGTGCCGTCATGGCGTCTGCTTGGGTGGTTGTGGGCCGCTCTTGACGATCGCGCTGGTGACGGGCGCAGCGTTCGCCAGCGCCTGCGCTTCACAAAGACGGTCTGCGCCGTTCCGGTCGCGTACTGGTAGGTGGGCGTGGATGAGGGCGACGCAGCCGTACAGGGCGCCCGCGGCGCCAAGCACGCCGGCACATAGCGCCACGACGGCAAGGGTGCTCACGATGCGACCTCCCCCTCTGGCTCCGTTGTAGCTGCGAGCGCAGCACGGGCTTGGTCGATGAGCTTCGTGAGCGAGATTGTCTGTCGGGTGGACCGCGCCTCGGGCATATCCAATGCGACGACGAACTCTGCGAACTGCCTCAGCTTGGCCTGCTGGCGCTCCAACTGGATCTGTTCTCGCTCGGCCCGTTCGGCTCGCTGCATCTGCTTGGTGAGGTCGCGGTCGATGACGCGGTAGGAGTCGAGCCGTTCAGCGGCCAGGGCCTCGGCTGCGTGTGCTCGCTGCTCCATGTCTGCCGCTGCCTCGATCGCGGCGACCTTCCGATCCTCGGCGTATTCGGCGCGGGCGACCTGAGTGCAGAAGTCAGGCCATGCCAATAGTCGGCTTGGCCAGTGGGGCACCTCGCCCGCGAGGTTGTACATCTGGATCTTCTCATGCTCTTGCGGATCTGCGGCCTGCTGCTCGACATGACGCTGCTCGACGGCCTGCGCATCCCGGCTGCGAATACTCCGTAGATGGCAATCAAGGTCACTCGGGAAGGTCCATCGGCCACCGCAAGCGCACGTCAGATCGCCAGTCGCTTCATGCTCAACGTCTCTCGAGCGCTCGTAGGCGATAGCGGCACGCCACATATGCAGGTAAGGCGTACCCGACCGAACGTAGTCAGAGGGCAGAATCGCCAGCGCATTCTTGAGCGCAGACTCCATCGCGTCGCGTTCTACCGGCGATAGCTCCCGGTCAGGCATCAGGCAACGCCCCTGCACAGATGCGAGCCGCCTTGGCCAAGCGTTCCCAGCGGGTTGCTCGCCGCAATAGCTCGCGACGCCAATAAGGGCCGGTGGCGTGGTGCATCGGTCCCTCGCCAGGGCGATACGGCGCATTCCACACGACGCCATGAATAGACCGCGCTGCTGCTTCAACCTCGGGAGCGAGAACTCGGGGTTGGGTGTCCTCGGAGGGCATCACCAGCGTGCCCGTTCCTCGGCGAGCGCCTTGGCGTCGGCGAGCTTGTACCCCGTTGCCTGCCTCGCCAAAGCGAAGCGCTCGGGGTGCGAACGCCCCGGCGATTCGCACAAGACGTTCTCGCCAGCTACCGGTCTGGTGTTGCAGGGCTTACCCTTGGCGCCGCACACTGGGCACTTGACCTTGCGCGGCGTGACGCTTTGCGTGGTCATCGCGTGTGCTCCCGTTCTTCGGCGTCGGCCTGCTGCTCGAGCGCGATGTCGGGCCTCAGCGTCCTGCAGCAACTCCATTCGCCGCTCGAACGCTGCCTCGTCTTCGCCGAGCGCCGCGTCAAGCATGTTCGAGTAGTGATCCAAAGCAGCCGGGGTTGGTCGCTGGTCCTGCTCTCGATAGCGCTGGACCACCGCGGGATCTATCAGTTCATGGCCGAGGCACATGGGTTTCTCCTTCAGGTCGTGGAGCGGGCAAGGTTGGGTGCGGCGGCGGACCGAGCGGGTCAAGCCTGCGGAGGCCGTCGCGCCGGCCGGATGCGAGCGCGGCGATCTGGCGGCTGTCGGTGGCGTCGACCATCGAGTCCCAGGCGTCGTGTAGCTCGTGAACGCGGGCTGGCCCCCACTCGTCGTCGAGCGCGCCAGCGAGCCGCTCCCAGCCCTGGACGGCCACGAACCGCTGCACGGTGGGATGCGTATGCGCGAGGGCGGCCTGACGAGCATTGTCGCGCAGCGCGCGGTCGCTCACGTCGCTGAGAAACGTGGTCCCGGCCGCCGCGAAGTGCTGGCGCCGCGCGTCGGCGTAGCCGGGCGCGGTCAGCGCGCGGCGGATGAGCAGCCACGCCTCGTCCCACGTCGGCGCTGAGGGGTCCTGTCGCGCTGCATGCTGGAGCTCGCCAGCGGAGGGCGGGAACTTCGACTCAGACGACCGCATCGCCTGGATCGCGCCGTCGGGCGTAATGCCGTGCGCCTGCAGCTCGGCGACGTAGGCGGCGATCGCCTCACGCCCCCAGCCGGCGACCTGCGACGGCCATGAGCCGAGCAGCACCTGCCCCACGTCCATCCAGTCGCTCACGCCGAAAACCCCATTGCTCGCAGCAGGTCCGATGGCGACTCACGCCGTGCGGCCGCAGCGGGCCTGCCGATGAAGCTCTCCAGCTTGGTCGCGTTGCGGCAGATTAGCTCGATGTCGTCGAAGCGCTTGCCGGCCTCGTTTACGAATGCGCCTCTTGCCGCACCGTCGATCGCTTCCTGGATCTGCGGCGCCGTGAAGCCTTCGCGCAGCCGACCCTCGATCTTGCCGCGCCGCTCGGGGCTCAGCTTCGCCTGGGGGTGCCCACATTGCTCTTGCCAGTAGGCGAACAGCTCGCGGACGCCAGTAGTGCTAGCCGTCTTCTCTCGGGCACGTGGCAAACGCCACTCTGAGACGGCCGGAAACCCTTCGCGGCGGTCCTCGACGCCGAGCCGCACGCGCGCCCGCTGTAGCGTCCGTACGGCGATGTTCTCGGCCTTCGCTCGTGCCTTGATCTTCCCGCTCGCCACCCATTCGCCGTCGGCGAGCTCACCAGAGAGCCATTGGGCCGCAATGCCACAGTTGTGCCCAGTTGTGCCCAGTTGTGCCACAGTTGTGCCAGCGGTTGTGCCACTCCCCTGAACCCTCGTGGTGTCCCTCATCGCCTTTCTCGCGTTCTCCGTAATCGCTCTACTCACTGCTCCACGCTTCCGACTCTTAATGGCGCGTCGCGGTTGAGCCTGACGCTCCGACGATCGCCGCGTCGGGCTCAACTTCGCATTGACCGCTGAGAACTTCATCGGGAACTCGACAGCTTTCCGCAACCAGCGGTTTCGTCTCGACTCCACTCTTCCGGGCCAGGAACGGCAGCATCCGAGCGAGCGATCGCCTCGTCTCGCTCTGCCACCCACACTTCGACGGCATCAAGCGCGTAGCTCGCTTCGCCGCGCTCGACCGCTCGCTTGACCGCGTCTGCGACATCCTCGGGGATGACCCGCTTCTTCGGTAGGCTGCTGCTCGTCACGACGACTCCAATTCGTTGTGGCCGGGCGCCCGTGTGAGACCGGGCGCCCTTTATGCGTCTACTGCGAGACTACTCCGACCCAGGCAAGATGTCAATTGCGTGCGCAACGACCGTCGGGGGCGGCGCAGTCGTGCGACTCGCTGGTAGGCTCAGCAGGCATGACCGAACTCGAAGATGGCCGAAGCGTTGACCGGCGACTCGATGACCTCGAGCGAGACCTGCGCGACGTTAGGCGCGCGATACATTCAATCAAGGAGAACCAGATGTCAGAGCAGGAGCAGTTGGGCGCGCTCGAAACCGCCGTCGCCAAGGTCGGCGAGGACCTCGCGACCACACGAAGCACGTTGCAGGACGAGCTCAACACCTTGCAGGCGCAGATCAACGCGGGCGAACAGCCAAACCTCGCCAACCTGACTGCGGCCGTGGCCACGCTGGATCCAGCGGTGGAGGCTCTCGCCGCGCTCAAGCCCGAAGCGGCGCCGGCGCAGCCGACCAGCGAAACCGTTTCCGTGCCGATCGCCGCGAACGGCGAAGGGAGCATCCAGATCCCGCACCCGGTGGCGCAGGTCACGATCACCACCGGACCAGTTACCGGCACGGCGACGCTTTCCGAAGTCGCAGAAGCCTCGCCGCCCGCAACCACGCTGACCATCGTCGGGGCGTCGCCCGAATCGACACAGACCGTCGTCCTCTCCATCGCAGCCGAGTAGCAAACGTCTGGCGAATCGCCCCCGTCTCTTCACTGGAGGGGACGGGGGCGCGCAGCTATCATCCGGGCGCTGGCCGGTGTACTGGAGTGGCTACGCCAGGTGACGGCGCGGCAAAGCGGGGACGACCCTTTCTCGGCGCGCTCTTTGGCCCCGCCGCCTTCTATCGGCTGATCCCCGCGAGCTGGGGGATATCGGACCTGGGGCTGAGAGCGCGCACCACTTCCCCTACGCTGGGCGTCGTGACCACTCCGCAAGGAGCCCGGCACGATTGGCCGGGCTCCAGTGCGCTAGGGGGTCGCCATGTGAGGGTTAGGGCTCTTAGGCGACCCGCGAAGTCTGTTGTCTGCGCGCCTCGTCTGCTAGCCAGTGGCACGGACTGCACAGCCAGCGTATCTCCAGCGGCTTGCTGTAGTCGTCGTGATGGGCTTCAAGGCGCACCCCGGCGTTCCCGCAATCATCGCAGGCAACAGGGCGGATGATGCGTTTCGCCCTGAGAGCGGCCCGTACGGCTAGGCCGGCTTTGAGCTGCTCCGCAGTAGCACGGACCTTTCTACGTCGCTCCGGGTGAGCATCGGTCCACCGCTTCGTTAGCCGACGTGTTCGGGCACGGTAGCAGTCCTTGCACTCACCACGTCGCCCATCGCGCGTTTTGGGGTTGAGGGGAAAGCTATCCAGGGACTTCACTCTCCCGCAAGTTTTGCAAGGCTTTTCAGCCACTTCGGGCGACCTCCGAAGACTCGGGATCGAAGTAGCCGCGCTCAGGATCGTCGGCGTCATACACCATCCAGTGCTCCTGGTGGAGACTGCTGTTCAGGCGACGGTGGCGTAGTCGGTCAAGCGCCTCGCCTTTGTCGGTGCCATAGCTCTGCACGTCGATCGGGTTGCCATCGCGGTAGACGACCGCGAGCGTGTAGTCAGCCATCCTTCAGCCCTCATGCAGCGCACATACCGACGCTGCGCGCTCCAGGAGGGGAACAATGTCGCATCGATCCACTGTCTCACGGCGACCGTGACGCCATTCGACCATGTAGTCGCAGCCCTCGTTGGTCGGGCCGTCCACGACGTGGCCCTGTCGTCCGTCTGGTCGATTCTCCCGGACCGCTTGGCCTATTTCGAACGAAGGGATGAGCCCCGTGACTGCGGTGATGACTACACGTTTCATGGTCTGAGTCCTTTCCGCGCTGTTTGTTCTGTCCATGCCTCTTGTATCGACACGTTAGGGCCTGAACTTGAGCCTGTGCTTAAGGCTGGCCAGATGTACTACCCCGAAGGAGATGAAAGCCACGCTGTGCCGCGCGGTGCGGGTTGGGCTCGTTGAGCGCTAGTGCCCTCTCACGCGCGTCACGCAGGGCTTGCTGTACTTGTTTGTTGGGCATGAACTACCTAGGCTGTGCTGTGCTTGGCTGTACTACGCGAAGCGTGGCTCCGCAGTGCAAGGCTGGGCGTGGATGCGAGAGCATACCATGTCTACTCAGTTTCTGCACACGTAACGACGAACTTGCCGAACGGTCCCCTCTTGGCCGGACGGAACGCTAGAACACCAATCTTTGCGCCTGCGATTTGGAGGAGCTCGGCTCCATCCCACGTGGGTTAGCCATCAATAGAGGTGTAATTCCCTCTAGCGTGGCGATGAGTCTCAGTTCGTCACCAAACACGTCAGGAATATCCAACTGCATCCTTGCCATTAGCTTCTCCTTGTAAATAGAACCTGTGCAGGGCTTTGCGGATCGGTGCGACGCAGTGAGCCCTGAAGTATACACGTCCTGTGCGTTGTGAGGCTAGGCAAGACGAAGCAGGGCTGTACACCGCGTTGCCGCGCCGGGACGCCGCAGTATACACGTCGTTTGGCTCCGTGGAGGCGCCAAACCTATACAAACCTCCCACGACGAAGGAGCTGATCCTGTGGAAGACACCGCTGTAACCGAGATTGTTGAGCTGTCGGCCACCAAGGTAGCTGGCGTGGCATCTCCGGCCAATCAAACGCCATTTTTGCTCATCAAGGCAGCAGACGACGAAAAGGAAGACTGCCCGACGTGTAAAGGCAAAGGCAAGATCATGGAAGGCAACCGGGAATGCCCGGACTGTAAAGGCTCAGGTGAAAAAGCCACCAAGTCCGATTCCGCAGAGGCCGATGCACAAGAGGATGAGATGACGGACGGTGATAAAGCACCCGCAAAGAAGACGGGCGTTGTACCGATCACGCAGGAGGCTATCGATGCGGCTGTAGGTATTCTTGAGCGTGAAACCGGCGATGTCGGGAAGGCAGAGGAATCAGGTAAAACCCAAAACGACCTGCCGGACTCTGCGTTTGCACATATCGAGTCAGGTGGAAAGAAGGACGACGAAGGCAAGACTATCCCCCGTTCGCTGCGTCACTATCCCGTACACGACGAAGCGCACGCCAAGAACGCACTTGGCCGCGCAGGAGCACAGATCAAATCAGGTGACGAAAAGGGCAAGGAAATAGCCAAAGCCGCGTTGCCGAAGATCAAGTCCGCGGCGAAAAAGTTTGGGATCGACGTAGCTGAAAAGGCGATCGAGGCGCTCGCCGAGGAATTTGCCAAGTCTCCAGGTGTACCTGACGAGTCAGTACAGGAACCCAAAGTTGCTGGACACCTCGACGGCGGAAAGTCGGGGATCTCGGGTTCGCTGGCGGTCGGTACTGTTACACCTCCAACTGACTCCGCACTGACGTTGGGCGGCAAGACTACCGCTGACATCTCCGCCCTCGAGGCCAAGGTGACAAACAACCCGACTGCAGGCTTGCAGGACACCTTGGACGGCGCAGGCATCACCAACCCGCAAGCGATCAAGGGCATTGCCGTTGCGTCACTGTGGGACGCCCTGGATCAGATCGAGGCGACACGTCAGGCGGTCAAGGAGGGCAAGTTCCTGCAGGCTGTAGGTGACGCAGCACTCACACCCGGCTCAATGCCGTGGGAGTCCTATGACTCGGCGACACTCAAACAAGTGGCCGAATGTTTGGCACAGTGCTGCAACGCACTCGACACCATGTCCGAACGCGAGCGCCAAGAGGGCTTGTCGGTGGACGGCAGCGACATGAGCAACGCTTGGGATCTTGAGGAAGCCAGCAGCGCGTTGGAATATGCCATGGGCGTAGCTGCGCGGCTGAGCTTCACTGAGGCTGTTGAGAGTGAAACGGCTACCAAGAGTGCCGCGGACACGTTCGTGGCAAAGGTTGGTAGGAAGCTCTCAGGAAAGAACGCGGACGCACTGCGTGCCGCGAGGGATCACCTGAACGCCGTCATCGACGGCGCGGAAAACGACGACAAGGCCAGCGATGCTGGCTCGACCGAGGAGCAAGAAATGGCACTTACCGTTACAAAGGACGAGCTTGGCGAGCTGGTTGTAAAGTCCGTCATAGCTGTCCGCGAGCAGGAAAAGGCAGAGAAGAAGGCCAAGAGGAAAGCCCAGGATGAAGAGGCCACCAAGAACGCAAACAACGGCGGCGACATCTCCGAGGGTGACATCAAACCGACCAGCACGCACGATGCCGACGACATCCAGTCGGTGGGCGGTTCGGTCGACCCGAAGTTCGTCAACAAGGGCGCCGGGGACGACAGCGGCGCTCTACAGAAGCAGGTGGCAGATCAGCTCGAGACACTGACTAAGGGTTTGTCAGATGTACAGGAGATGGTGGCCAAGTTCGCCAAGCGCCCACGCTCGGGCGGTCCTGCACTCGACGGCCGGCCACGTGGCATCGCGCCCGCGGCAGAGGGTCGTTTTGGTGAGGCAGCCAAGGGAGTAGACGACGGTGAGCTCGAGACTCTCCAGAAGTCCTACGACGAGGCAGCCACGCCGTTCGAGAAGGAGCGCATCGGTGAGGAGCTGACGAAGGCTCAGCTCACACGCGCGATCCTCAACGGTGAGTTTGGCGTACCTCGTCGCGTGTAGTACACACCAACCCTTACAAGAAGGAGTGACATGAGTACCCTGGATCTCGAGCAGGTAACTGCTGAGACCTTGGAGATGGTCAAGAAGGCTCAGACGTCGGGCATTCTGGTCTCCACTGGCCTGTATGGCTACGATCTCTCCGGTCTCGTCGCACAGGTGCCGGTCAACGTGCCGGCACGAAACAACACCTCCGCATTCCCCCGCGTCATCGCTGGTATCGGCAGCGAAATGGCAGTGTGGCGTGCGCTGTTGAACATCAACTCACAGCAGCAGGATGCAGCAGTCGGATACGACTTCGCCGGCACGCTGGCAAAGGTCAATCTGGTCAACTGCTTCGCCCCGTACAGGCCGCTGGCGAAGGCCGGACGCGTCACCCTTGACGCGCAGGCTCTCTCCCGCAACTACGCGGACGCGCTCGCAGTTGACACCCTGCAGACGCTCAACCAGTTGTTCATCTCGCAGGACATGCACATCATCAACTCACAGGACTGGTCGCTCGGCAAACCGTCAAAGCCGACGCTGGTGTTCTCGGAAACCGGCGGCACGATCAAAAAAGGCGAAAAAGTACAGGTGTCGGTGGCTGCGCGCTCAGGCGCCAACTACTTCGTCGGCGGTCCTGTGCTCGAAGACGCCGAAGTAGCTCTGTCCGGCAGCACGGAAGGCTCGGAACTGGAAACGATCGAAACCAAAGCGACGGAAACCGGCTCGATCGTCGCCTCACACGCCGCGATCAAGGGCGCAGTCGCCTACGACTGGTATGTAGGCAAAGAAGGCGGTGAAAAGTATTACTACACCACGACCACGATCGCACAGGTCACGATCAAAGCGATCCCGACCAAAGCAGAAGCGCTGCCCTCACTGCCCCTGCTGAGCGCAACAGCTCCGCCGGCAACGTACAAACTCCTCACAGAACGTACGGAAAAAGACACGTCGTACAGCAACAACTGGTACAACGGAATCCTCGCCTCCACGCTCGGGGATTACGGAGCCGCCGGCCCTGTGAAACCTGGTGAAGGCACATCATCAGGTGCCACGTTCATCGACTACGGTGGAAAATCCATCGAAAGCGAAGGCGCGAGCATCAACATCCTCGACCAGATCAACGACGAACTGTTTGCATCGGTGCAGCTCTCGCCGACTGCCTACATGGTCAACTCCAAGCAGGGTGATGAGATCACCGCCAAGCTGCTTGGCACCTCCGCTGCGACGACGTTCCTGCCGCCGACTGACGCTGCCGCTAGGACGAACCTGGCCGGTGGTGGCTACATCGGCACGTACGTGAACAAGGCAGCCGGTGGTGTGCAGGTGCCGATCGAGATTCACCCTCGCGTAGCGCCTGGCACGATCATCGCACGGACCGACCGCGTTCCCTTCCCCGGGAGCAACATCGGTGCAGCGTTCAACGTGCGTCTGCAGTTCGACACGATGCAGTTCGACTACGCCGCTAACTACAACCCGGGTAAACTCGGTGGCGGTCCTCGGTATGACTACGAGATCCGCTCCATGGAAACCCTGGTGAACTACGCGCCGGTTGCGCAGGCCGTGGCCTGCAACATCGCGTAACATCGAGAAGTAACTGCCCGCCCCAACGCTCATCACTCGACCATCAGTTGGGGCGGGCGCTCGTAAACATACCACAGGAGGCAGAAATGAAGATCTACCAAGTCGTAGCAACCGAGGAGCTCCGCCACGAAGTGGACCCGATCAAGGGTATACGTGTACGTCGGGAGCAGGTGATCGCACAAGGCGGCGCGCTGAGCATCGCTGGCGGTGAGCACGGGACGTTCGAGATCGGCTCAGACGGCTCCTTCGACGTGCCCGATGAGTTTGGCCGGTTCATGCTCAACCAGCCCGGCTGGTACGAGGGTGTAAATCCCTTGGGCAGTCCTACACCTGTTGAGGCTCCGAAGACGAAAGCTACGGCTAAATGACTGTTGTTACCTCTACAGACGACGTAGCCTCTGTTCGTATGGAGGGGGCGTGGAGTGATGGTGGTAAGGGTACCATAACGATTGCAGGAGAATTTCCGGTAAGCTGGACGCCGGATCAAATTCAGAGTGTATTTGCACAGCACCTGGCAACACTACCGTAATACCGTCGGCTAGGGCCGTTTACGCTTATCAAAAAGTATCTGCGGTCAGCGGGGTGTATTGGTAGCGTATAAAAAGTTAGAGACTACTTGGAGGCAAGCCTTTAGACAGGTGTGCGATCAACTCGGCGTAGGCGCGGGCATGCTTGCCGGTCGGGCGTTGCCGGCCGTTCAACCACTTGCTTGCCGTCACTGGATGAACGTCGAGCGCGGAAGCAAGCTCATACACTTGGATTCCCCGAAGTTCGCACGCACGTTTAGCCTCTGACGGGTCGGGGAGAAGTGGACGTTCGATGAGATCCTGTATTGTCGGGCTATTTTCCGTCAAAGCACTCTGAAGTGTAGCAGAAAGCAGGTGTAAATGAGCGCTTTCGTTCCCACGTCGTTTCCCGAACCAGTCGTCAGCCCCGATACGGCGACGCTGTTTCGCAGGGTTTCCTACATCTCGCCTAGCGAGTACCAGCAGACGCCTACGGCCGTCAGTGTCAACAACCTCGCGCCCAACGGCTCGAAGCCCGAACAGCTCGCCGCACTGGCTGCTGTGATCTCGCGAGCGAGCGATTGGCTCGACACGATCTGCTTCCACAAAGCCGACGGTACGTTGGCCGCGAGCCCGACGACGGAATCGGGGTGGATCAAGCCACGCGAAAACGGCTCGCTCGCGTTGATCTGCAACTACAAGCCGATCCTCGAGGTCGACGCGCTCGCTCTAGGCCCGGGACCGCAGAACCTCGCGAACATCGGCGCCACGGCCTCCAAGAATCTCACGATCGAGGCACCGATCATTTGGCTACAAGGAGGTTGTAACTACAACTTCCCGTCCAACTCGATCTTCCCCGGCACAGTCGGGCCGAATGGACGAGTGTACGCCGTGTGGATCTACGTCAACGGCTACCCGCACACCTCGCTAGCTGCAGAAGCCAAAGAAGGCGAAGAGATCCTGCACGTCAATCCGTCCGAACCTGGCGGAGCGAAGGTGTACGGCGTCTACGAAGGTACACAGCTCACGATACACGACGGCCCCAACACAGAGGAAATCATCGTCTCGAAGGCCGAAGGGCTGACCCTGAAACTCACGGCACCCTTGCTGTACGACCACACCGTTCCTGTGGCCCCTGATACCGTTCGCGTCTCTGCAGTGCCGTGGGTGATCGAGCAGGCCTGCGTCTCCCTCACTTCGGCGCTCATCAAGACCCGCGGCTCGCGGGCGCTGGTGATGCCCTCATCTCCAAGTAGCAGCTCGGCGCCTAAACAGGAATCAGGCCAAGCTGGCGCGGAGAAAGACGTGGACTTGGCCTACGAGCACCTGCAGCCCTTCATCGTCCCGTACATCCGCTCAACGTAAAAACGAGGTATCGATGCGTCACGTACACAAAATCAAAAAGGAGAAAGTCAAGGCTCATAAAGCTAAGAAGGTTGCGGCACGCAAGGCTAAATCCGGCAAGGACACGAAAAAGAAATAAATGGGACGTCTCGAAGTTCGAGAAGCTGTCGCTGCCTATTTCGCTGAAGCAGCGCTGCCGTTTGTGGGCAAAGTGTTTCCGGCACGCCCAACGATCATGGAAGAGCAGGCGTACCAGGAAAACATGTTCAGTGAAACTGTCTCGTCCACAAACGGATCGAGCGCTACGCTTGTAGTGAACATCCCCAGCGATAACCGCAAGCGTATAGCTGACACAGGGCGCGGTGCCGTAAATGACATGTGGATACACAAGGTTCACATGGAGGTGTTCTTCGCTAGCGTAGGCGGCGAAGGCGTAGCTGCGCAGAACGACTACGACAGCGTCATTGACGAGATGGTAGCGCTGATTCGTGCCAACGCCGTGTTGAACGCGCCGGCAACGATCTGGTCAGCGGGTGAGTACGACGCCGGGATACAACACGAGCACGCCGCCCCATTCACTGACGCGGATGGGTTGACGATATTCATTTTGGGTGTAGTGAACTTTGACGCGTACGAGCAGGTTGTCGGACCCGTTTAGGTAACGTGTAAATCAAAGGAGACTCAGATGCTTTACAAGAACGCAAGTGAGGAGCATCGCGTCTGGCCGCGTCTACACGCACCGGACGGGACGACGCTCGAACTGGAGCCTAATGAGGAAGTTCACCTTGACCTGCCCGATAACTTCAAGGATGCGTACCTTAGGTGTGTAGGTCACTCGCCCGACGAGACGCCGTGTGGGGGCCTACACGACGATGAGGAGGACGAGCTGACGGCTGGTGGAAGTGTTGTTGTTGACGGCCCACCCGTCAAACTCGGCGACGGTGAGCACGAGACACTCATCCCGGCAACCCCGCCTCCCGACGAGCCGGATCACGACGACGCTGACGACACGAAGGAGCCACAGGCATGACATTCTTCTCGGCCATACCAGTTCCCGAGACACAGGTCGGGATCGCCCTAGAGACTGAACGAGGCGTTCCGGTCGAACCGAAATTCTGGCTGCCGATCGAGGGACCGAAGTACAAGCCAGATTTGCAGCTCTTGTCTGACGAGGGCCTGCGCGGTTCAATGGTCAAAATGTACGACCTCGTACCGGGCCTGCGCTTCGACGGCCACGGCTGGGACAGCTATCCGTACATGGACACGCTGCCGGTGTTTCTGCGTGCACTTCTTGGTTCGTCTGACACGAAGACAGCCGCGCCGGCAAGCACCGAACTTGTTGCCGAAGCTAAAGCCGGCGCAACGAAAATACTCACGGCGCTTGAAATCCCCGAAGGCAGTTACATCGTCATTGGCGCAGGTGTAGGAACGATGGAGACACACCTCACAGGCAAACCCAAAGAAGTCAAAGCAGGTGAATGGGAAATCCCTCTGGTGTACCCGTTGGCATTCACGCACCTGAACAAAGCGACCGTTACGGGGCTGACCAAGCATCGATTCAGCTTGCTGAACAACAGCCCCTCGACAAGCAACCAGCCGCCGAGTTGTACGATCACGGATTACGACGGAGAGATCGCGTCACGGGCGCTTGCCGCAGCCCAGCTCGATTCGTTGGTCATTAGCGGCACGGCTGAGTCGCTACCGAAGCTTGTGACCAACTGGTTCACCAACGCCGCCGTGCCTCCGAGTGAACCATCGTCGTCCTACTCAACCACTGAGGCGCCTCCCGGTTGGACCGTGACCGCTTCCATTGGCGGAACACAGATCACCTATCTGGTGTCGTGGGAGTTTACCTTGAAGCGTGGCGTCAAGAACATTCCTGCGATCACCGGCACACAGAACTACTACCAGCATTTCGCCAGTGCCCTTGAGGCGACGGCGAAGATCGTTGTGCTCGAGAACCGCGAAGCCACATGGCTCTCAGCGTACGAGAAAGGCGAACTGGAGTCGATCGACCTGACAGTCTCGGATGTGCAGAACGGTTACGCCGCGAACTTCCATTCAACGAAGATGAAGTTTACGTCCGGCGAGCTCGACCGCTCGAAAGAGTGGATCGAGGTTCCCTTGGACATCGGGCTCATTCCTTCATCGACCGACGCGCTTGCAGGCGGTGTGTCACCGATCGTCGCGACAGTCGCGAATGCACACACCGAAGAATACTGAAATCACATAAATGTAGGACACCAAGGAGGCAACATGCGTACAGTAGATATCCCGGGCGGGACGGCCGTGCTGCGCGAGGCGAAGGATCTGACGGTCCGCCAGCGCCGCATGGCCGAATCGGCGATCATTGCAGCAGCGTCGATTCTAGTGAAGCTGCCGGCCGATCCGTCGCAGTTGACGAGCCGTACGATCGCCGAGCTCGGTCTCACTCAAGAAGAGGCCGACCACGTGTACGAGATGCAAGACGCGGCGATCGTAGCGGCGCTCGAGAGTTGGTCGCTGCCCGACCCTGTGCCGACGTTGGCCACGGTGGGTGACTTGAAAGGTGAACTCTATGACGCGCTCGCGAAAGCGAGCGAGGGGCTTATTGCCGGTACCGACTTCAACCCGCCGAACCCGAACAGCGTGGAGTTTGCCGAGAGCCCTATCGTGCCCTCAGACGGCTCCGTAGCTGGATTGAGGGCAGACCAGGAGCAACCATCGATCGAGACACCGCCCAGCTCTGGGATGAGTACCAGTACCGAACCACCTTCTCAGGACTGACGCACGAGCAGTACCTGAACGAGCCGGCGCACGTAGCGGACTGGCTGCTTGCAATTGCACGCGAGCACTATGACGTTGAAGCGGCGCGTACGAGGAGAGAAATGAATGCCCGTTGACGATGCTGCGGCGCAGGCTGCCCTAGACGCTCTGATAGCTCGCGTCGCTGCCTCAGGAGCGATCATCGCAAAGGGCGCTGCGCTCATTGTCCAGCGTGTAGGCATGCAGCATACGCGTGTTCGTTCGGGCACGCTCAGACGATCATGGCGAACGGCGGCGGAGGGTCCTGCGGTGTTCGTAGGCCCAACAACCGTGTATGCCAGACGCATCGAGCTGGGGTTTAAAGGGCGAGACAAGCTTGGTAGGAAATACAACCAAGGCCCAAAACCCTACGTCAAGCCCGCGTTTGATGAGGCACGGCCGGTGGTTCAGGCGTATGCAGTAAAGACAGTCGTTCAGGCTATTACCGGGTGAGGAAGGAGGCGAGTATATGGGAGCAGGTGAGTACCTCCCGCCTATAGTCGTCTCAATCATTGTTGACGATGGGGCTGGGCTTGCCAGCTTGGCAGGGTTCAAGGGTGCAGTAACCGATGCCACCTCGTCGGTCGGACTTGGCACAGGAAAAATGGGTAGAGACGTTGAGGCTGCTAAGGAAGCGGTTGGTAGCAGTAGTGACGATATCGCGGCGTCCTTTGAGGGTTTGGGCGCCAATGCGGTGTTGAGTCAAGCGGCTATCGATAAAGCGCTGTCTGACGAGACGCCCTACGAGCGAGCAACACGGGCGGCGGAGGACGCCGAGAAAGATATCGAGGCAAAGAGTACAGGATTTGCCTCACGTGTTGGGAGCACGTTCGAGAGCTTTGGCAACACGCTTGGCTCCTTTGGCATGCCGTTCGGTAACTCTGTCAAGAAATTCGGGTATGCCGCTAAGGAGGGCGAGAGCGCAGCGGCGGGATTCGGTAGCTCCTTGCGGAGCGTTGCGAACGTTGCCGGCGGTGTCGGTCTGCTCATCGCGGCCGGGATAGGCATCGCCTCCATCAAAGCGGCCGACGACTTTGACGTCGCTCAAAGCCGCCTACAAAACGCTGTTCAGAACACGGGCGAGTCGTTCCAGAAGGCCGAGCCCAGCATCGACGGGACCGAGAAACACCTCGTCAACCTTGGGTTCACAGGAACGGAAACGGCCAATGCCCTTGGCACGCTCACCGTATCGACTGGCAGCGTCACGAAGGCCGAGAGTGAGATGGCCCTCGCGGCGGATCTCGCGCGCTACAAGCACATCTCGCTCGCACAGGCATCGGAAACGCTCGCCAAGGTAATCGCCGGCTCTACACGCGCACTTACACAACTTGGTATCCAGTTGGATGTCGGGTCAATGAAGCTCACTGCTGCGACCAAAGCGTCTGAAGCGTTGGAAAAGGCAAAGAAGAACCTGAAGATCGCTGAAGAAGGATTGGCTGCCGCCGAGAAGAAGGGCGCTGAAGAACACGCCGCCGCTGTAGCTAAGGTGGAATCCGCCGAGTCTGCGTTGAAGGACGCGCAGACAACGCTCAAGAGCGGCTCTGAAAGCCTCACAGGTGCCCAA